AACATTAGCAACGGATGAAGGTGTTTATCACCTGATTCCAAATCCACTCAACATTGACTTCAATAATCCAAATGACAAAAAAGACATTTGAACGTAGGTATCAACAGTTAAAACTTCTTGTTGATAACCACCCACACAAGGACGAACTCATTGCTATAATGCAAGAGCAAGTAAAAGACGACAACTAAACTACAATCCAAATGCTTACAGAACAACAGATTGAAGATCAAGAGGAGTTCGAGCGTAAACAAATAAGTGGTGGATTACATAGGCTACACTCTAACACTAAGAAGCTAGAGGAAAAGACCTACGCATCTGCTACTGTTTATGGCTCAGCATGTATGAGCTCCATATTACCTGATCTTATTGCATTTATTGAAAGTAAAAAAGACAAGTACATGAAGATAGGGGGAGGACACAGTATGCAAGTGTTTCACAAGCATATCCTGCCGAACGATTCTAGTATCCAAGCAATGCTCGCATGCAAGGTCGTATTCGATCACGTGTTTTCACCAACTTCTAAAAAGCACACACTGACAACTATAGCCAGAGCTGTAGGTACAGCCCTTGAGGGCGAAGCACAAATGGAGTACTACGAAAGAGAGGCTCCAGCTCTATTAGCTACACTCAAGAAGAACTACTGGCACCAAGCCAGAGGCACAGAATACAAGCGTAAGTGCATACAAACACTGATGCACAAGCAGAACATAACACCTTGGATTGGTTGGGATTCAACCTCAAAAATCAAGGTCGGAGTGTTTTTTATTGACTGTTTGTGTGAAGTATCTGGCTGGTTTGAAAGAGATTTAATTTATAAAGGTCACAAGAAATTATCAGTAATCGTACCCTCTGAAACATTAATCAAACAACATGACGAAATCATGCGAATGGCAGAGTTGTTTAGTCCTTTGGCTAAGCCTATGCTTATCCCTCCTCGTAACTGGCATCCCCTCCAAGATGGTGGTTATTATCTAAATGATTTGACAAGATGTCATCAAATGGTACGCAGGAGCGACAGCCAATTAATACAGGGAGAAATACCCTACGAGTTCATTAACAAAATTCAGAAGGTTTCTTATAAGCTAAATCCTTTTATAGTAAAGGTAGCGAAGGAACTAGAAGAAAGAGGAATTAGCGTAGGAAAGTTTAGACCTGTTATCCAGCATGAGATACCTCCTAAACCATTTGATATTGATACAAATGAAGAAAGTAGGAGAGAGTGGAAGACACAAGCTAAAAGAGCTAGAGAACTACAGAAAAACGAAGTACGTAAATCTTGTAGAACTTGTATGACCATGGACGTAGTGAGAGAATTTGAGGGTAAAGATTACTTTATACCTTGGAGCTTTGACTATCGTGGTAGAGCTTACCCTATACCTAACCTACTCACACCACAAGACACGGACTTTGGAAAAAGTTTGATTATGTTCAGTGAAGGTGTTAAGATAACTGGTACAGGTGCAGATTGGCTTTGCTTTCAAGTTGCTACTACATATGGACTAGATAAAGCCTGTATGCAAGATAGATTACGTTGGGCACATGACAACTGGTCACTAATCTCACGTGTTGCATTAAATCCGCTAGATAACATAGCTGACTGGGAGCATGCAGACGAGCCATGGTTATTCTTGGCAGCATGTGAAGAGTTCTATAGTGTAGTAATTGCAGAGACACGTACTCACACACATCTACCCGTAGCTGTAGACGCTACATGTAGTGGTCTCCAGATTCTCGCCGGTCTCAGCAAGGACGCGTCCACTGCTCGTATGGTAAACGTCATAGGGGGTCCAAAACCCCAAGACGCTTATGCAGTCATTGCATTACATAGCATGGACGCAATCCCTGATCGGCTAAAACCCCACTGGGATAGGAAGGTGACTAAGCGTTGTGTGATGACCATACCATACAATGCTAAGCCCTTCTCTAATCGTTCCTACATCAGGGACGCATTTAAAGAAAAAGAAGTAGATGTAACCAAAGAAGAACTGACACAATGCGTACAAGCTGTACGAGCTGCCATGAACGAGGTAGTTCCGGGAGCTATGGACGTAATGAAATGGATAGAAACAGAGATAGCTCGTGCTATCAAGTCTGGAGCTGGTGAAATCAGATGGACAACACCATCAGGTTTTATAGTTAAGCAACGCTTGATGAAAACTGACAAAGAGATTATAAGATCTCAACTGATGGGAAGAGTTAGGCTGTCTGTCTCTGGTAAAGAAACAGGTGTAGACTTAAAGCATCACAAGAATGCTACTGCACCAAATCTAATACATTCATTAGATGCTAGTCTTCTACATATTGCAATGACAGATGTGGATTTTCCCATTGCATTGATACATGATTGCGTCTTATGTAGAGCTACTGATATGTGTACCCTTTCCACATTGGTACGCAAAACTTACATGACTCTGTTCGCAGAGCATGAACCCCTAACCGACTTCGCCCTAGCAATAGGAGCTGAAGAACAACCACCGATTATTGGCGACCTTAAACCGGAAGCTGTAATTGATTCACAATATTTTTTTTGTTAATGAGAAACATACACGTAACACCCGAGCCTGTAACCCTTGAAGGTTTTCAGGCTGTGTTGAAGCCAAGCAAGTTTGGCTATACATTAAAAGCGACAGTTGGAGATGATTTAATCTCTCAATTAGAAACTGAAAGAGAAGACTGCCTAAAATGGGCTGAGTCTAAAATAAGTAAACCAAAAGATAGATGTATCGTAAAACCTACCCCATGGGAACAGGTTAGTGATGGCAAATATTTAATAAAGTTTTCTTGGAGTGAAGATAAGAAACCTCCTATAGTAGATACAGAAGGCACACCTATTGAAAATACAGATACACCAGTATATGCAGGCAGTAAGGTAAAGCTTGGATTTATACAAAAGCCATACATACTTAAAGATGGTACAACTTATGGTACATCACTTAAGTTAAGTGGAGTACAGATTGTAGCTATACAGTCAGAAGTAGGTGTAGATGCAGGCGACTTAGACGAAGCTGGAGCTGCTGAGTTATTTGGTAGTACAGCAGGATTTAAAACACAAGATCCTAACGTCAAAGTTATTGACACTACGCCAGCTTCAGTAGAAGATGACTTCTAATGGGCTTTCGATCAGGACTTGAAGAGAAAGTAGCTGATCTATTGGTACAACTGGGCGTTGACTATGAATACGAGGAAACGTCCTATCCTTATACTATTGAACATCAATACACTCCTGATTTTGTATTACCAAGCAACGGAGTGGTACTTGAAGTCAAAGGTTATTGGGACCCACCCAGTAGGCGCAAGATGAGACAAGTCATCAAGGATAATCCTAACATTGACCTTCGCATGGTCTTTCAGGATCCTTACAAACGTATCTCTAAGAAGAGCAAAACAACATATGCGAAATGGTGTGAGCGATACGGAATACTCTGGTGTGCTGCACACTGCATACCCGTGGATTGGTTGAAATGAACTATCAAATAATACCAGCTTTTCCTACACCAATAGGTATTACAAAAGTATCTCAAGAGTTTTGCGAACCTTTAAAACAATTTAAAGGTATGGAACAGAGGGCACATGAAGGAGAAGAAAGAGATTTTTTTGTTTTAGATAAATTACCTGATTTAAAAAAAAAATTAATTAAATTATTTTCTAATTATATAAACCTAAAGATACTACATACTCCTGCTCAGCAATATACGATAACTACTTCATGGATAACTGTGAATAAAACAGGAGAGCCTATGGATAGGCATAAGCATGTTAATTCGTATTACTCTTCAATTTTTTATTTTGATAAAGTTTCAAAAGAACATCCTCCATTATACTTGGAAAACCAAAGTTCAATAGATGGATTTTGGGTAGAACCACTTAGGAGAACTGAATTTAATTGTAGCTCTTACGAAGCTCCAATAGAAGAAGGACTTATTATATTTTTTCCAAGTTACTTATATCACTCTTATCCCGGATATGAACCAACCGATGTTATAAGAAAATCTTTGGCTTGTAATTATATTCCTATCAATCAATTTGGAAAATATGATTCGACTTTAGATACGAGACAAATACATGGATAGCGAATTTTTAAGACATGAGCCATGCGAGGTGTGTGGCTCATCTGACGCGAAAGCAATATATGACAACGGCAATACATTTTGTTTTAGTTGTCGAACCTTAACCACAAATAACAAGGTTAATCACACACATAACATGACCACCAATGTCCAATTCAAAGGATCAGCCCAAAGGCTGCAAAAACGAAAAATCAGTGAAGAAACCTGTCAACACTACAAAGTCTTTAG